ACCTCCGTATTAGATTCTCCATATCCGTTTTTATCTCTTTTTTTAATTTTTCATACTTCTCAAATATTTTGACTGCCTTATCTGTATCAATCCCTCTAGCATTGTTGTATTCTTCACGCATCACTCTTATTCTTGCTTGTTTTTCCCTGATTTTGTCATTTGTATATTGAGTTATATATCTTCTGGTGCAATAGGGGCAATCAAAGAAAACTCTTTCGCAATTATCATCTACCTGCTCAGTCTGCAACTTTAGTTCAAAATCATTTTTACAATCTTCACAATTAACTACCATCGAAATCATCTCCATCATCTTCATCATCTCCATCATCTTCATCAAAATCATCATCATAATCATTGGGGTATGGCTCCCCTCTCGTCCATTCCAGGCGGCAATAATCAATCACATATGCCTTAACGATATCATGGGCCTGTTCTTCGTCCATGTTGGCCTTTAATAGGCTGTCATACATGGCTTTTGCAGTCAAGGCGACCTCTTCCATGAGATACTCCCTTAAATCGCTTAGAGCGTGTTTTATGCCCTCAGCCTCCATTATCTTTTCAGCTTCTTCTATAAGGTTCTTTTTCATAGGCCCACCTCATCATATGCTTTTTACCCTCTACAATGGTTTTGTAGCAAAATATTCTCCATAATCTTCATACCATGAATCAAGTGTTGGGTTATAGCCTCCATATATCCAAGCGTTAAGCTCTTCCGCCACCTCATCAAGGGATTTGGGTATATAAGGTAACATTGAGCAAAGTCCATTTGGATGATCTAAGGGTACATCATCTTTTGGAAATATCACCCCATGCCTGTCAATGCAAATCTGACAAGTCCTTCCATGTATTAAAGCACTCTGCCACTCTATCCCCTCGACAAATGGATTCATGCCGGATGATTGGATGGTAGCATTCTGATAAGCATGATTGATACTTGTCCTTGCAAGTCTCATTGCGTTATAGTCAATGTTCTTATATGCAAGCATTGGGTAAGCCTTACCCCAATTCGAGGGCCTGTCTGCTGCCGGCTTTACGAATTGCTCAAGGTCCTCTGCCAGTTTGGTGGCGGATTTCTTTTCAGTGATGCCCTGGGCTATGATGGTCTCAATATCCTTCTTGTTGTCCCCTGTGGCCTGCCATATCCTATTTGATAGGGTCTTGTTGTCCTTGTATAGCCCACCTGAGACAATATCAGCCACAACATTTTTCTGTACCTGTGACAATGCAGTTGTGAAGTGATCGCCAACATCAAGCTCAGCTCTCTCAAACATCATTGACAATAGCTTGCCTTGTCCCTTGGCGGCCTCTTGTGCTGCCCTTGTTGTGTAACCTCTTACACTCTTGTTCAACTCTCTGGCCAGTTCAGCCCTCACCCTTGTCAATTCCTTCTGGTAGTCCATCAGCCACCTTTTACTGAGGGTCCTGTCTCCTGCCTTTTTAGCTCTTTCAGCCAGTGACTTGATAGAATCATCATATAATCTCAACACATCCCTCTGTTGGGCCAATGTAAGCCTTGAAACGTTTTGTCTGGTCTGTCTTGATATTCTCTCGTATTCGTTCAAGCCTTATCACCTACTCTTCCAATGGGTCAGTACCTTCTTCAATATCAAGGTTTAAATCCTGGGTATATGAATCCTGAAGCATGGCCTTTTCTCTCTGGATCTGTTCAAGTTCTGCATCAATGTCAATATCTCCGCCCCACTTCTTCATATAGCTTGACCTGCTTCTGACCTCTGCCACTACCTCCTGCATATCAATACCCTTCTCTACATCCTCATCCTCTTGGAGTGGGAATGTAAGTTCTATATTTGTAGTGGTCTCATAGCCTGCAATCTGTCTTGCCCCATATACGTTATAGGCATCAACCATCTTGAAGATATATTCAACCATCTGCCTAAGTGCTGGCAACCATTCACTAGCGTCCTCCTCACATACTGCCTTAAGTCCCCAATAAAGGGCCTTCATACTCTTGCCTGATTGTATTACACCCTTAAGCTCCTCAAGGGACACGTTGGGTACATCCATCAGGTCATACATATCATTTTTAATCCTGCCGATTGTGTCCTCAAATTTGGCCTTGTAGGAGAATCCAGACTCAAGCCTCTCCATCCTTGCCTGTCTACCCTCTGACCCCTGTCTTACATCAGTCTGTAGGTCAATCATGGCACCAGGTGCAATCTTTATATCCTTAAGGCTCTGCTCGTCTGCATCGGTCACAACGTCCTGTCCAAACATTTGAAACTTAAGGGCATCTATGTCATCGCTTGTGAGCTTGTTGTATGCATCCTGATTGGGCCACAACTCCAATACATCAGATACTCCCTCTGTCTCCCCTGTGAGTCCTCCGTTCTGGATGATTATAACCGGGATGAAGTCAAGTTCAGTGTTATAGTCCTGGTATTCAACGCTCAAAGTCTCGCCCTTACCATTGTGGGTGGATTCGTTCAGGATGCACCTGTATTGATTTTCCCTTAACTCTACAAGTTCCCACACCTGTTTCTTTATACGCTGATTCTCTGCCTCCTGCTCATTGTTCATGGCATAAAGAAAGACCACCTTTTCCAGCTGGTCTACATCATCAATGTTATATTGTGGGAAAAACTCCTGCGCCGGTGAGAATATTATCCTGACACCCTGCTCCTTGTGCCCCCAAAGCTTTATTGCAACCTTGCCACCTATTGAACAATCCTTCCTTGCCTTCAATAGCTTAGCTTGGAATTTGTTATCGTCAAGTATCTTGTGTAGGAGGTCCTCCTTCTCCTGTGCCTGGTCCTGATAGGTAGTTGCTCCCTTCTCATCCTCGTATATGCTCCTTATGTCAAAGTATGGCTCCTTGCCAAACATGAACCTTGCCCGGGTGTTTACAATCTTCTTGATGTAGTTTGTCACCTTCTGAGTGGGGACATAGTCAAGCCCGTCCGTAATGCTCCACTTCTGGTCACCTGAGTATATGGCATACATCCTGTTAATCTCACTTACCCTTTGAAGCTGGTCGCCATACACCCCTTCAAGCTCTGCCTTTAATAGCTCGTTATAGTCCATTAACTCCTTGCCCCCTTCCCTGAATAGCTGCGCTTCCTGATACTAATCTTATTTAAGACAACCTCACACACTCCCGTTGTAGCATCCGGAGCATCATCGTGTGGATTCTTGCCCTCTTTCTGGTACTCGTTCATAGCCTCGAAATACTCCGGCCACCTGTCAATCCAATTAACAGGGTAGTATATGTGGTCCATGACCCAGCTGGCATTGGAAAGTATCCTTGCCTTCTTGTTCTGCGACTGGTGGAACCATATCACCTTTGTCTTGTTGGTCTTGTGCTTGTTCAACAGATGGCTTTCAACCTGTCTTGCGAATCCTCGACCGCCATTGTTTGACTCGACATAAGCGATGTTAACCCCATGCTCATAAAGCCTTTTAGCATCCTCAACCTCTGTCTCTTCCATCGGCTTTTGCGTGTAGTATATGTCAAGGATGTAGGCTTCCTTATTGTATACTCCAAACACAATCGTACAAAGGAAGTCACTTCCTTCATCAGCTGTATCTGTATATGAATAAATCCCCTCAAATATGGGATTGCCTTCCTCGTCTTTTGGTATGTCCTTATATGTCTTGAAACTACTGTATAACTTACCTCGTATATCCACCGGTTCCTGGTCATAGTTTGCCCTTACAATCTCAGGTGACATTGCTGAAGCTTTTGACCTGTAACCTTTATAGCTTAACACCTCAGGACAAAGCATTTTGCCCTCTCCTAAATGCGCCTTAAGGCTTACGTGCCTGTATTTCTTTTTCTCAGCCTTGCACCATTCAAGCGCCCTACCTGCTAAATCCTTAGTGGACCATCTTGTCATGATGATTATTATCTTTCCGCCTTCCTCAAGTCTTGAAAGTATTGTATCAGTAAACCATGTCCAGTGGTTGTTGAGGACATTGGCATTGTATGCCTCACTTGAAAGCTTTATAAGGTCATCTATGATGATGATGTCAGCTCCAAATCCTGTCGCTGTTCCTGTTGGTGATGTAGCAAGATAGTTGTTATATCCACCCTCAAGGCTCCATAGGTTCATAGCACCATCCCCACGCTTGATTCTTACACCTGGGAATATGTCAGAATATACAATCCTGTCCTCGTCCGCCTTTTCCTCCTGGATGCCATTTCTGACATTCTTTGAAAAGTTGGTGGATAGTGTTTCATTATAGGACCCTGTCATTATCTTCTTTGTCTTGTCTCTGCCCAGGATCCATTGGGAAAGCATAACCGCCGTTCTACTCTTGCCATGTCTGGGCGGAGCATTTAGGATCATTACATCATCGTCTGAATCAAGGAAGTCTTGAAGCTCGTTGCAAGTGTTTACCAGGTAGTCCCTTTCCTCTAAATAGAAGTCACCAGCTAAAACATTGCAAAAATAAAAAAACTCACGTCTAGCAAGTTCCATCATTGCTCCCTTTTTCACCATGTCGATGTCCATCATTTCTGGATCAACTTCTTAAGCTCTGCTGTTGTCAGCCCCTCAAATGGATTGCTGCCCTCTATCCTTCCGCTGTGCTCTACCTTGTCAGTAAACATCCCTATATTCTTGCCTATAAGCTCAAGCGCTCTCTGTTTGTCATATAACTTAAATTTAAATGTACCCTTGTCAGTGATAGATACCTCTTGTATGGCGCTTGTATCTACTCCCTTGCTTTCCAGTACCTCGATTATTGTTTGATAGCCTATGATTGGCTTTCCATCTTCATCATAGTCAACAATGGTCTTTTCAGGTCTATACTCAAGATAGTTTCCTATGTCTGCAAATCCTATCTTTGCAAGCTCCTTCAGCACCTTGTCTTGTGTGATTTCTGTCCTCTTTGCCCTTTCATCCATTCTTTGTTTTACATAATCAGCTACCTTAACATTTCTTAACAATCTGGCTCCTGCAGCTGCTGCTGTTTCATCCTTCTTAATATTTGGGTATGCGACTTTATAAGCCCTGGTTGCATTAAGGTCAATTAAGTATTCGTCTACAAATATTTTCTGTTTTTGAGTTAATTTCACTTAATGCTCACCTCCTATTTATTATATCTTGTCTGCCTCACCCTGCCATTGACCCTCTCATATGTGTTGACCTTCTCCATACATTCCCTTAAATCCTCGTATGCTCCAACCTTGCTAACCCCACCATGACACAAGGGACAAGCAAAGTAATTGCCCATAACCTCAGCCTTCCTGATTCCATCAGCTGGAATGATAAATGATAACTTACACTTGTTACACTCTAGAATTATGTACTCGGCATTCACTTCACCGCCCCTTTCTGTATGTTTATGTACCTGTCTTTATACTCCCTCTTATCCATAGTCAGCCTTCTCACCGATTCCTTGAGGTAGCTGTTAATCGGCTCTATGCCCTCCTGAATAAACTTAATGACACAATAACACCCATACTGGCTCCTCATATGCGTGTGCTGTCCTGTGTTCGTGTTGACTACTATGTAACCCCTTCTTATCTTCTTAACTTTCAGGTGTGACACGTTCATTTAATCACCCTTTTAATTTATGACATTGTAGATAGGGATTTGCACCCTATATGGCATAATATTTGCACCGCTGGGTTATGCCATCCCCTCTTAACGTGCAACTTGTTTGTGTCTACCTATTCCACCACTACTTATTCATGACATACAAAAGGAGCCTGCCCCAGTGACAAGCTCCCTAAGAAAGGAGGTATATAAAGATGAATCGTTTGATTTACACTTCTACTAATACCATAATACCATGCCCTTTACTCTCAAAAGTGCCATGATACTGCCATTATTCCTCATCTTCCCTTAATAACCCAAGATTAAGTCCTACTGAGATGACAAGCTCCCTCCTAAGTCTGAAATAGCTCCTATCTGATATGTTCATCTCAAGATACACCTCTCTCCATGGTCTGCCCTCCAAGTATCTCAATTTAAACAATTCCTTGTGTTTATCTCCCAGTATATCCAGGCTCTTATCTATTGCATTAAGAGTTCTTTCTGCTTTGGCAAGAAATATTGAGCTTGCAAGTTTTATTGACTTGGCCCCTGTCGGGTCTGAGATTCCACTACCTCTATTACTCCCTTCTTCCGGCTTACTCGTCCCCTCGATGATGTTTTCTCTGTATACATTTAATTCTCTCTTAGTTAATTTATAACAGTACATTTCATGTTCTATGTACCTGAATATGGATTTTTCTATCCTCATGCCAACCTCCTCCACAGTCCCAACATCCTAGTTTCGGAAAACTCCTTGACCTCCTGCTCCAACTCTGCCATCAAATCTTTATATTCTGGATCAATGGCATTGAGTTGCTTGTTGTTGGGCCACTCTTGGGCCTCTTCGTATACAAGCTGTTTGATTCTTGGCTCCAACTCCCTCGCCTTAATCTTTGAATAGGCTTTTATGTCTGCAAATATTTTCTTGAACCTATCATCCTCAATGGATATATCTTCCTCATCCACCTTGAGACAATAAGTGTCAAATGCTGACCACCTACCTTTATCGGCAAGGTACTTTATAGCCCTGTCAATATCATCTTGTACCGCCTGTTTCCAAATGTTGGCATATAATTCCTGATATTCTATCATCGGCATCCTCCCTTTGGTTTGTGAAACGGACAATCGTTCTCTATGACTATATCTAAGCAATCACAATTATTTTCTCTAGCTACGTTGTAAGCAAAGCATTTTTTTATGTTGCATTCTTGATATGGGTTTCTCTTTTTTAATGTGCTATACCTGGATGTTATAGTCTCTTTAGATGCCCATGGGAATTTCTCTGCCATCTCATCCAATGTATGTTTTTCGTAATTTGCCAGTAACCATTTATTATCTTCGTGACTCCATTTACTTGCTCCCATTAACTCACCTCCACAATCTTAACCTCTGCCCTTGGCTCTTCGCTTGTATAATATTTTGATGCCCTTACGCTTACAATCTGGCTGTCATCCCTGTAAGCGAATCCGTTCAAGGCATCTGTGATTGATTTAATGCAATTATCTATATCTGGCTTTTTTGTGTGTTGCTCTGTCATTCGCCTGATTGCCTCTTTCCTTTTTTTGCTGTAACTCTTTGGTATTGGAAAGAAGAACATTATATCCATTCTCAAAGGACCTTCCAGCTTTTGTCCTTCTGCCTGGTCCATGTAGGTGTATTGAACAAGATTCTCATAGTTGACTGTCTTTTGTGGTGTGAATGCGTGTCCGTTTCTGCCTACCCTTGGCCTTGCTTTTGCTACTGGAATCCCTGGTATAGTCAATTTAATCATTTACACCCTCCTATTGATTGATTTCTCTGCCTCAAATCCTTCCGGGTATCTTGCCAGTAGCTTGTTGTAATTCTGGCCCAATATGGTTTCAAGGTCTAATTGAAGCACATTGCACAGGTTGACTATATAAAACATCACATCCCCTATCTCTTCAGCTATATGCTTGAAATCCAACTCATGCCCCTGATACAGATGTTTCTTTACTACATCAGCTATCTCTCCGGATTCCCCGGCTATCCCCATAATCATGTTTGACAATAGTTGTTCCTGTGTTAGGTCTGTGTTTAGTGTTCTTATGCTTTTTTTCTGGTATGTTCTAGCGTCCATCATTCCATCCCTCCCAATCTAGCCTTTGTCCGCATTCTCCACAATAATTCATGCCATCCCCGGTTATATCCCATATCGTGTCTTCGTTGTCACATGATGGGCATTTGTAGAGGGTGCCTTCAGATAATTGTCCGCCATTGTTGATTTCATATGGTTCACTCTTTACCTTTTTTGGGATTGCTTTTGTAAACCACTCTATGCTTATCCTTATGGCATTGGTTGCTTCTTCTATATCTCTCATCACTCCACCTCCTTATATTCAATCAGTTGCTCTATGGCATAACGGACACGCTGAAAGGCTGTAGCTTCTGCCTGGTGTATCAGAAAACCTGTCTCGTTTCCCTTTTCCATTGCCTTATGGGAAAAGTCATAGTACTTATCCTCTTCTCCTTGTACATAATTTAAGAGTTTTTCCATTTTATCCATCGCTCCACCTCCAAATTCCTGTAATACTCCAACTCTTCATCCGTCAATTTGTATGTCTTGACCTCTCCTGCCTCTATCTTCATGGGTTTGTGCCAGAAGGCCACCCCTCTGCGCCAATATCTGCGTTCGTCTGGATAGGATTCCTCCGAGTAATCATCCTCCACTATCCCTGTGCCTGCGAATCTGCCAGTACCTTCAAATTGCGTTCTTAGATTTTCGTTAGGATGTCTCTTTGCCACTTCTCCACCTCCAATAATTCAGGGTTTTCGTATATGTTGCCTATTACTTCAAAATCATCCCAAAACTCGGACATATCATATGATTCATCATAAAACAAGTAACATAACATATATCCGCATCTTTCTTTATCCCATTCAACAGTGCAAATGCTTTCATAATCATACGGTCTCATTAATATATCCCCACGGTATATATCTTTGCCTTCTTTGTTTGTTAACCCTATCCATTCCATAATCTCATAACTAAAAGCACCGTCATAATAGCTATCATCAACTATCGTGTCCTTATCCCACACCGCAGGCATTTCATCTTCACTTAGTTCTTTATCATCAATTTCCATAAAAGACCTATCATCAAAACCTAAGTTATAAACCATTCTATTCTTGCCATAAAACCATGCCCTAAATTTATATTTTCTCATCACTTAACCCCTCCTATTCCCTGTTAAAATATCAATTTAACCGTTTTTCGTGGTTATTTTTACGTGTTTTCCGTTATTTTTGGCTTTTTACACTGTTTTCAGGCTGTTAAAATGGTATATCGTCATTATCTGTTGGATGGAATCCTTCAGGCGCATCTGATGTCTCCCTCTTCTCCCACTCTAAAAACTCAACGCTATTGGCAATTACATCAGTTGTGTAAACCCTCTTGCCGTCCTTGTCATCATATGAGCCTGTCTGAATCCTACCTGATACCGCTGTCTTTCTGCCTTTTGCCAGATAGTTAGCGCAGTTCTCGGCCAATTTCCCAAACGTGACTATGTTGATGAAATCTGCCCCCTGGTCTTGTCCGTCCTTTTTTGGTCTGTTGAGTGCAAGGGTAAATCTTGTTATTGCTAGTCCTGCTTGCGTATATTTCATTTCTGGATCGCGTGTTAGATTTCCTATCAATATCACTTGATTCATATTGCATCACTCCTAACTGGTGCAAATTCACCAAAATATTTTATTTCACCTATTCTCCTAGCTCGTTTCGCCTCAGACTTGGTTTTGTATGTTCCCAAATATATACTTTTACCATCTACCGTTATCTTTGCCTTCCAACTTTTTCTCGTTTTCCTATAATAAACACCCTCCACATTGCTTAAATTTCTATTGTTTTCTTTTGCTGTGCAAACCCTTAAATTTGATTTTCTATTATCTAAAGTATTGTGATTGACGTGATCAACAACCATGTTATCAAGAGGGTTCATTATCAACCTGTGCATAGCTGTGGTCCTCCCATCTTTCTTTGTAATAGCATAACCATCTTTATAACACCATTTATGATTCTTAATAACATCAACATCTTCTATGTCAATTAAGCACAAAGCTATTTCCTCTCCTTTGGAGTTATATAGTTTGATTTCAGCACGATCTGTTGTAATATTTATCTCATTAGGGTCATACTTTGTTCTCCCTATTTTCCCATGCGCTCTG